AAGATGAACCGATGCAATTAAGAATTGGTCCTGAAATTGTTGAAAAATTACGATTTGCACTTCCTGATGAGATGTATGATGATGAGAATAAAGGATTGGTTCCTTGGTTCTATTCAATCCTTTACAAAACACCAGCGAAAGAGTTTTTGCAAATTATAGGAAATGCTATTTCTGAAGATGAATCCAAAGTAAAAAAGGCGACAGCAAAGTTCAAAGAAATTATGAAAGAAGCTCAAAAGTCTAAGAGTGAATATGATGATTTCAAAGGGGAAGAAGGATCCGAAGATGATGAGGATGATGATTTTGATCAGCTTTACAGAGATTTAGGTATCCCAAGACCATAATCAAAATAGTTGACGAATGTGTGAATAAAGAACAACTAATTATAGAATACACGAAGTGCATGAGGAATACCCCTTATGCACTTCGCACTTACTTACAGACATACGACAACACAGTTTCAAAGTATGTTCCTTTAGAACTTTTTCCTGATCAAGTATCTCTACTTGAGGACTACGAAAAATACAACGAAAATATAGCCTTGAAATACAGACAAGCTGGTGTGTCCACTGTGACAGCGGCTTGGTCTTCAAAAAAACTTGCTTTTGCAAGAAAAGAAAGACCTGAAAAAGTTCTCATCATTGCCAACAAGTTGGATACTTCGGTTGAAATGGCAAACAAGATAAGAGGATTTATTGAACAATGGCCAACTTGGGTTGGGATTGGATTTTCAGTAGAAAAAAATTCACAGAGACATTTCAAATTAAACAACGGATGTGAGGTTAAGGCCGTTGCAACATCTAAAGATGCTCTTAGAGGATATACCCCAACTATTTTAATATTTGACGAAGCCGCGTTCATCGAAGCAGATGGAGACTTCTGGTCAGCCTGTATGGCATCCCTATCTACTGGTGGTAAAGTGATTGTTGTTTCCACTCCAAATGGATATGACCCAATCTATTATGAAATTTATGATCAGGCATTACGTAACATGAATGATTTTAAAATTTCTGAAATGTTTTGGTTTCGAGATCCAAGATACACAAAAGATCTTTACATGGTCAAAACTTCAGATTTAGTTCATTTTTTACTTAATCGAGAAGATTATCCACAGGATACTATAGTTGAGTTGTCAGTTGATAATCCGTATGAGAGAGACCATTCAATAGTCCAAGATTATATGGAACGGGGATACAAACCTTGTTCTTCTTGGTTTGAAGGGATGGTTAAAAAACTTAAATACGACAGAAGGAAAGTTGCTCAAGAATTGGAATGCAATTTCTTGGGATCTGGTGACAACGTATTTGATTCTGACTTAATGCAGAACATTTCCAAAAACCAATTGAGACCGCCACAAGCCAAACTTATGGGTAACGCCCTATGGATTTTTAAGGAACCTGTAAATGGTCATAAGTATGTTATGGGAGTTGACGTTTCTCGTGGTGACTCCGAGGATTTTTCATCAATCCAAATCATCGATTTTGATGAACGGGAACAAGTATTAGAATATGTTGGTAAAATCCCCCCTGATGTTTTAGCAGAAATCGCATATAAATGGGGGACAATGTACAATGCCTATTGTGTAATTGATATTACTGGAGGTATGGGAGTTTCAACAGCCAGAAAAATGCAAGAATTACAATATCAACCTGGATTATATGTTGATGGAGTTGACACTTCCAACAAATGGAAGTGGGACCCGAAAATAAATGAAAAAATTCCTGGTATCAACTTCAACACAAAAAGAGTACAAATTATTGCGGCATTTGAAGAGGGAGTTAGACACGGATTCAAAATATATTCCCATAGAACATATAATGAGATGAATACTTTTGTGTATATCAATGGTAGACCTGATCATCAGAAAGGGCAACACGATGATTGTATAATGGGGTTATCTATGGCAATATATATCGCAGAAAAGTCATTTCAATCTTTGACCAAAGTTGTCAACCATACCAAAGCGATGCTAAGTTCTTGGGCAACTGTCGTTAATGAAAACAAGAATACTTCAGATTTTTTCAATCCAATGGTCCCACAGATGGGTAAAGATCCTCGATTAAATAATAACGGAGCATCCAAGGCTGATTATCAGAAATATGGATGGTTATTTGGGGCCTAATAACTATTTATATTATCAGGGTAAATAGTAAAATTACGTATGGCAGAACAAAACATAACAGTTTGGCAAAGATTATCTCAAACCTTTGGACCGAATTCTCTTCTAAATCAAGATTATCCAACTTTTAAGTTCGATAAAAAAGAACTTTTAAGAACTAAAAATCGAGAAGAATATGAAGTAGAGAAACTTCAAGCACAACAAACTTACTACATTGCAAATCAATGGGCGAAGGTTGAAAACAATCTTTATTCTCAAGCGATCTATTATGAGCCAACTAGATTATCGGCTCAATATGATTATGAGTCAATGGAGTATACTCCTGAAATATCTGCCGCCTTGGACATATACGCCGAAGAATCCACTACTACAAATGAAGACGGATTTATTGTTCAAATTTATTCAGAATCCAAACGAATCAAAGGGGTCTTAGCTGATTTATTCAACAACGCTTTGGACATCAATACCAACTTGCCTATGTGGACAAGAAACACTTGTAAGTATGGTGATAACTTTGTCTATCTTAAACTAGATCCTGAAAAAGGTGTAGTAGGATGCCAACAATTACCGACTATTGAAATTGAACGTCATGAAGTTGGTGCTAGTGGAAAAATTTCAGTTGATGTTAAAAATGAAGTTGATAAGGACAAAAAAGCATTACATTTTACTTGGAAAAACAAAAATATGGAATTCCAATCTTGGGAAATTGCTCACTTCAGATTGTTAGGTGACGACAGAAAACTTCCTTATGGAACTTCTATGTTAGAAAAAGCAAGAAGAATTTGGAAACAACTCCTTTTGTGTGAGGATGCTATGTTAATTTATAGAACTTCAAGAGCACCAGAACGTAGAATATTCAAAGTGTTTGTAGGTAATATGAACGACGATGATGTGGAAGCATACGTACAGAGAGTCGCCAATAAGTTTAAAAGAGAACAGATTGTTGATAGTAAAACAGGTAACGTAGACATGAGATTTAATCAAATGGCGGTTGATCAAGATTATTTTATTCCTGTAAGAGACCCTGCAGCACCATCTCCTATTGACACTTTGGCAGGTGCAACAAACTTGTCAGAAATAGCCGATATCGAATATATCCAAAAGAAATTATTAACAGCACTTCGTGTCCCTAAAGCATTTTTAGGTTTCGAGGAAGTTGTAGGTGACGGTAAGAACTTAGCGTTACAAGATATACGATTTGCCAGAACGATCAACAGAATACAAAAGAGTATGTTGGCCGAAATGAACAAAATTGCGATTGTCCATTTATTTTTGTTAGGATTCGAAGATGAACTTTCAAATTTCACATTAGGATTAAGTAATCCATCAACACAAGCGGATCTTCTGAAAGTGGATGTGTGGAAGGAAAAAGTTTTACTTTATAAAGATTTGGTTTCGGATCCTGGCAACGGTATACAAGCAACATCATCAACTTGGGCTAAGAAACACATATTTGGATGGTCAGACGATGAAGTTCGTTTGGATTTACAACAACAAAGAGTTGAAAGAGCTGTGGGAGAAGAATTGAAAGCGACTCCAACAGTCATTACTAAAACAGGACTATTTGATAACATAGATAAATTATATGGAACGACTACAGGATCAACTGCAACAGCAACTGCAGGTGCGGACACTAGTCCAGGTGGTATGGAAGAACTAGGGCCTCCACCATCCATCGGAGGTGAACCACCATTACCTGAACCTGCACCAGCTGAGGCTCCACCAGCAGGAGGAGAAGTAACACCTGAGTCAAGGGAAAAAGACCTTAACATTTTAGTTGAAAGAAACCTCATTAGAGGGTCTGAAATAATAAATTTGGGTCAAGGACAAGATTCTTTGGGAGAAATTTCAAAACATTTGGATAAGTTATTAAATTCCTAATATTTATAGCAAAAAAAATAATAAAATGACCTTTGGAACCGTTAAATCCCTGATAGAAAACAACCTTTTAGAATCCTACAAAAATGAATTAGAATTCAAAAAGAGTCTTAGAGAATTCAAGCACAACGTCTTGAGTAATAAATCTATGTCAAGAGCGTATGCGATATACGACCAACTGAGTTCACCACAGGGATTAAGTGAACAAGATTCCAAAATTTTTATTGAAGAAGGTGTAAGTTTATTAAATAATATTTTACCTGCGATTAAGTTACCAACATCTATGTCTCAAAAAATTGAGAATAAATACAAAGATATTGATATGTTAGTTTATAGTAATAATATCAATTTGTTGGAGAGAGTTGAGGCTAAAAAGAACATTATAAAAATTTTAACCTCTGAAAAAGAATCAATCAAAGAAAGTGTTAATATTCCAATCAGCTCGATGGTCACAGTCGCTAATCAAACAATTAGTAATTACATAGAATCTTTGGACGAAACCACAAAAAAAGAATTTTTTCAAATAGTTTCTGAAGATTCAAAGACACTAGAAAATAAATTCCAAAGTATCAAAGAAAATACAATAACAAAGTTAACAACTATTTTGGAAAACGAGGATTCTCAGGAAATAAAAAATAAAATTTCTGAAACCATAGAAAAAATTAAAGTTGAAAAATTTGATC